AGGCGATCAATTTCCGCCGTCACTGCCAAAGTTTCTGCGACTCTGCAAACCCATGCGAGCAGCAGCCCATGTGCCTTTTGAACCCCTACCGAGGCTCTCGCTGGAGCATCGAAAGCAAGACCAAGTAAAACTGAAAGACCACCTTGTCGAACTCAAGCGAATTATTGGCAAAACTCCGCAAGATGGAGGCCAACCACAAAGCCTTGAAGCAAGCCAAGTGGACCCAGCTAAAGAAAGAATGGCCTGAAGGCGCTGACTTCCTACAGAGCATGGCTAAAACATTCGGCAAGCCCGAATGGGTAAAGATAAAAATAAAAGACCGGCAAATACTGCCTTAATCGGAGACCTACATGACAGACGAGTTAGAAGCCCAGCAAGAGGCTGTCCGGCAAAAGAACCGGGAATTAGCCCACGCCAAGGGCAGAAAGGTTTACTTCGAACACTATCGCAAGGTCCACAAAGCCCTGTTGATGAAACAATACGAACCTGACTACCCAACAGCCGCAGCGCAGGAACGCGAAGCCTACGCAGACCCACGATACCTGAAGACCCTAGAAGACCTAGAACACTGGACGGCACAAGCAGAACTGCTGTCGCTAGAACGCGCCGACTTGGAACACAGGTTCGAAGCATGGCGCACCCGACAAGCCAACATGAGAGTAGAGAAAGCCCGCTATGGAACCTAAAAAATACACGATCACCGAAGCCAAAGCCTTGATTAAGAAATACGGCACAGACCTCAATCCAGCGACCGTATTGTCTCGACTGAACCGCCAAGCCATGACCGAAGAAGAAGCCGCTACAACGCCGGTTATGAGCGCAAAAGAAGCCGGTCGAAAGGGCGGACAGTATTCAAGCTGGAAGGGCAGCTACAAGTAAAATGAAGGCTAAAGAACGATTCGACCTGCTCTCCCAGCTAGGCTGCTGCATTTGTGGGCAACCCCCGCAGATTCACCACCTGACCGGCATCAAATACCGAGGCATGGGCCAGAAAGCCGATGATGTATATACGATCCCTCTCTGCATGAATCACCACACAGGCGCAGAGGGTATTCACCAGATCGGCAAAAAGACATGGGAAGCCAAGTACGGCTATCAGGATGACTTGCTCGAACAAACGAATCAGAAGCTAGAAACCCTGCTAGAAAGTTACGAGTTAGGCCGATGAGAGTTATTAACTATGAACAAAATTGAATTTGGAGACTGTCGCGACATTATGCGCCAGTGGGCCGTTGATGGCGTGAAGGCACAAACCTGCGTTACCAGTCCGCCTTATTTCGGATTGCGTGATTATGGGCATGAAGGCCAGATCGGTCTGGAACAAACGCCAGAGGAATATATCGCCGCGATGGTCGAGGTGTTCCGCGCCGTATGGGATGTGCTGGCCGACGATGGAACGCTGTGGCTGAACATTGGGGATAGTTATTACAACTATCGGCCCGGCAAGGGACAGGCGTTAGTTAAGCAAACAGTATCAAGCACAAACCAAGACTTGCCTCAAACTTGTGCTAGACGCGGCAATAAATTAGATGGGCTAAAAGAAAAAGACTTGATCGGTATCCCGTGGATGCTAGCTTTCGCCCTACGCGCCGATGGATGGTATCTGCGCCAAGACATCATTTGGCACAAACCGAATCCCATGCCTGAATCAGTGCGCGATAGATGCACAAAGGCGCATGAATATATTTTTCTACTGTCAAAATCGCAGCAGTATTTTTTTGATAGCGAGGCGATGAAAGAACCAGCAAGTAAAGCCGGAAAAATAAATAGTTCATTTGTCGGTCGGCAAGGAACAGCGAAATATCAATCACAAAACGGCGGCGTTGGATCACCAGCAAAAAACTATGAAACACGCAACCGCCGCAGCGTGTGGACAGTTGCAACTCGTCCCTACAAAGGCGCTCACTTCGCCACTTTTCCGACTGCGCTGATTGAGCCTTGCATCCTTGCTGGAAGTCGCAAAGGCGACATCGTGCTTGATCCATTTATGGGCAGCGGCACAACCGCAGCCGTGGCGATTCAACATGAAAGGCAATATCTGGGGTGTGAGTTAAATCCAGAATATGCTGCATTGCAGCAAGAGCGTATCAATGGAAATTGAACTTCCCTTCCCTCCATCGGTCAATAGTTACTATCGCTCAATCCGCCGAGGCAATATCTGCCAATCCATCCTGTCGGCAAAAGGCCGGGAATACGCTCACTCAGTCCTAGAACAGATCGGAGAGCAAAAGCCAATCCAAGGCAGACTGTCTGTATCCGTCACCCTGTTCCCGCCGGACAAAAGAAAGCGCGACCTAGACAACTACATGAAGTCCCTTTTGGATGCCCTTACAAAGATTAAGGTCTGGGAAGACGATTCCCAGATAGATCGCTTGACGATTCAACGCGGCCCGATAGAAAATAGATGTCTAATATCTATCGAGGTGATAGAAGATGAATGACAACAAATTGATTCTAGTCAACTTCCGCGTATCACAGGAAGAACTAGAAAAGATCGACAGCAACGCAAAGGACGCAAACCTAAACCGGTCTGCGTTCATCAAACTCGCTGCGCTAAACTCCAAGGTAAAGGTAGTGGCCGCAAATAAGGATGACTAACCATGCCAGCAGGAAGACCCAGCAAATACGACCCCAAGTTCTGTGACCAAGCCATCGAATACATGAAAGACGGCTACTCAGTCACCGCATTGGCCGGACATATCGGAGTAGCGCGGTCAACTATTTTCAAATGGGCTGAAGAAAACGAAGAATTTTCGGACGCCTTAAAAACTGCACAGGCTCTTGCAGCAAAGTTTTGGGAAGATCGACTCCGCCATGTAGCCATGACCGGCGAAGGAAATGCCACCGCTGCTATCTTCGGCGTAAAGAACAGAAGCCGCGAAGAGTGGCGCGACAAGACCGAGACCGAAGTAACCGGACAAGACGGCGGCCCGCTACAGATTCAGGAGATCAAGCGCGTTGTCGTTAGCCAATAGTCTTGAAATCAAAACCCCTAAATGGCTCGTACCGCTACTTGAACCTGCTCGCTACAAAGCAGCCTATGGTGGCCGTGGCTCTGGGAAATCTCATGCCTTCGCTGAAATGGTTATCGAGTCTCACGTCATGGACCCTCAGCGTAGAACGGTCTGCGTCCGTGAAATCCAGAAGTCTCTTGCCCAATCAGTAAAGCGCCTGCTTGAAATCAAGATCGAGGAACTCGGCGTTCAGCACTACTTCGAAGTCCAAGAGTCCCAGATCAAATCCAAGAAGGGCAACGGTCTAATCATCTTCCAAGGGATGCAGAACCACACTGCCGACTCCATCAAGTCCCTAGAAGGCTATGACTGCGCCTGGGTAGAAGAAGCCCAATCCCTCAGCCAGCGATCCCTTGACCTGCTGCGCCCTACAATCCGTAAGCCAAACTCTGAACTCTGGTTTACATGGAACCCCCGAAGCGAATCTGACCCGGTAGATCAGCTACTCAGAGGCCCGGAACCTCCACCGGATGCCGTAGTGGTTATGGTCAACTACACCGACAACCCTTGGTTTCCTGACGTACTCCGAGACGAAATGGAGTACGACCGAAAGCGAGACATCGACAAATACCAGCACGTCTGGATGGGTGAGTATCTAGCCAACAGCCAGACCCGAGTATTCCGCAACTGGAGCGTAGAAGACTTTGAAGCCCCCGATGATGCTGTCCACAGATTTGGCGCTGACTGGGGCTTTGCTACCGACCCGACTGTATTAGTCCGCTGTCATATTGTCGGCAGAAGGCTCTTCATTGACTACGAAGCCTATATGGTGGGCTGTGAGATCATGGATACCCCAGACCTGTTTATGACCGTCCCTGAGTCGGAGAAATGGCCTATCGTGGCTGACTCTGCCCGACCTGAAACGATCAGCCACATGAGGAAGCATGGCTTCCCGAAAATCATGCCCGCAGCCAAAGGCCCGAAGTCTGTCGAAGAAGGCATCGAATGGCTAAAGACCTATGATATTGTGGTACATCCAAGATGCAGTCAT